ACAATACAGATAGCTATATTATTTCCACAACTTACAGCACAAGTAGTCAAAATGGCGTTAATGCTTCATCTGTTCAAGTTTTAAAAAACAGCACGATAGCTACCAATCTCACCGCAGAAAACTACATAGGCATAGCAACTAAAACAGTTGCTAATGACGCACAAGTTGAAGTAGCAACATTTGGTCAAATAGATGCTCAACAAAGCGGACTTACCGCAGGGCAGGTTTATTATACACAAACTGACGGAAGTTTATCAACAACTGAAGCTAGTCCTAGTGTTGTAGCAGGAAAAGCATTATCTGCAACAAAACTACTAATAACTAATTCTTAAAGGAGAAAAAAAATGCAAACAATAGTATGGAAAACACAAGAAAGTGAAGATTCAGAAATAGATAGAATTAATGTATCTATATATCTATTTAATGATAATCAAAAGGTAGATTTAGCAAGTGATAAAACTACAATTAAAGATGCTAATGATAATCCGACATTAATTATTTCTGATGTAAACACAAGTAATGCAACATTGCATACAGGCGTAGATGCTAAATCAGATTACTGGGGTTGGAAATACAAACATGATGGTTCTTCATGGTCAGCTAATGCAGATTTTAAAGGTGCTAATAGCCTTACATCTGATATTAATGACTCTGTAACAACTATTCCTGTTGGTAATTCAAACCCATTTACAGCGTCTGGTACTGTACAAATAGGTGATGAGAAGATTACATACACTGGAGTTGACGGAACAAATCTTACAGGTTGCACTAGAGGAACTGCATCAACTGATGCTGCAAGTTATACCTCTGGCGATACTGTAACACAAATATAGTAAGGAATAATCATGGCTACTAAACCAACAGCATCTCTTGTAAACCAAAAAATAGATGACCATGTTGGTGCTTGTGCCGACAGATATGATGCTATTGATAGACGATTGTATAGAATAGAAGCCATTATGATTGGTGCAAGTGCATCAACTATAGGCTTATTGTTAAAGATAGCGTTTACCTAAGATGTCCACAAAAATTGGTTTGCAAGGAGAACTTTTAGCTAGTTCTGTTTTGCAAGGCTACGGAATTGATAATGACCTTGTTGGAAAAGATGGTTATGATTTATTAGCGTGGTTAGAACAAAAACCAATACGAGTACAAGTAAAAGCTACACAAAAAGCCCATACAGATCGTGGCAAAACTGTTGCACGATACAATTTCCAAACAAACTATGGTGGACAAAAAACACCTATATCTAAAATACAATGCGATATGCTAGCCTTAGTTGCCCTAGATAGACGTACCATACACTTTATGCTACCTGAAAATCTTTCTACAACAAAAAAAATATATTCAGAACAGATGACTTTAGAAAACGAACAGATGACATTCTCTAAAGTTTTTGATACATTAAAAAGAATGTGTACTTGTTCGTAGGAGTAATTATGGCAAAAGACCCAAGATTAGCAAGAGCTGGAGTTAGCGGATTTAATAAAGCAAAACGCACTCCAAAACATAAAACAAAGAGCCATGTTGTTGTTGCTAAAGAAGGTGATAAAATAAAGACAATTCGTTTTGGTCAGCAAGGTAAAACTGGTGACAGGACTATGACAAAAAGAGCAAAGTCATTTAAAGCAAGACATGGTAAAAACATAGCTAAAGGCAAAATGTCTGCAGCTTACTGGGCAAATAAAGTTAAATGGTAGGAGTAATATATGAGTTTATATCGTAATATTAATGCAAGAAAAAAAGCTGGAACAAGTCGTACTAAGAAAAAATCAACTATATCTGCAAAGGCTTATGCAAATATGAAAAAGGGTTTTCCAAAAAAGAAAAAGAAAAAATGATTAGTTTATTAGGTAGTTTACTAGGCTTTGGTACTTCTTTCTTGCCAAGCGTTCTAGGTTTTTTTGAAAAAAAAGCCAAATTTAAACAAGACTTACTTATGCTTGAGGCAAAGGCAAAATATGCCGAACAAATGTCTAAGTATAAAATACAAGAGCTAGACGCAGAAGCTGACATAGCCGAAGCAAAAGCTATTTATGCTCATGCCGAGCAACTTTCCAAAAACAATTCCTCTAAATTTATCGGTGCATTACAAGCATCAGTACGCCCAGTTATTACTTATTTATTGTTCTCTGTGTTTGCTTTTGTTAAAGTTACACAGGTTTATATAGCCATACAGCAAGGTGACGACCCATTAGAAGGTGTAGTAGCTGCATGGGATATTGAAACACAAAGTATGTTTTCAGCAATCATTGCTTTTTGGTTTGGCAATAGAATGATGAAAAGAAATGGATCATAAGGTATTTTGCAAACTAATAGTAAAAACTGGAACATCAAAGACAGAATTGATGCAACAATGTGGCGTTGCTAAGATAACTATTAACGGAATGATAAAAGGCACAGCTCCTGTTCCAGACAGCGTTCAACATTATCTTGTAAATAAACTCAACTCGTGATACAATTTCTTTTATAATTATAGGTAATAAAATGAAAAATATTATTATGGCAGTTTTTGTATTAGGATTAGTTACAGCTTGTGCTAGTTCTAACATTGGTATTAATGCTAATGTACCAGAAAGCCAAAAAGTTAAAATATTAATTGAGACTGAACCAAAATCTGAATAATGGAAATCCCACAAGTTTGCCATATGCAGCGAGCATTGAGTGACGCTCAAATTTTTACTGTCTTAGAGAAAATAAAAAAAATACCCTCCCAAGACGGAAGCCTGACAGGTGGCGATAATAAATCTTATAGAAGTGTTGATGTAAAAGCCTTTGAAGCTAACAATAAAGAATTAGAATTTGTTGCTGAAATTGTTTCTAGTTTTACNCAGACTGTTAATGATAAGTATTGGAACTTTGATATAAAAGGCTTTGCCGAGCCACTACAGTTTTTGACATATAAAAAAGGTGGCAAATATGATAGTCACATGGACATTAACTGGGAAAATTTAAACTCCAAAAGACCAAACAGAAAAATTACTACAATCATTCAACTAACAGATGATGATAAATATTATGGCGGTGATCTAAAAATTGACGTTGATAATAAGAATGATTTTTTTATACCAAGAAAGAAAGGCGATATAGTTTGTTTTCCATCTTTTCTTTTACATAAAGTTTTTCCTGTCAAGAAAGGTGTAAGACATTCTATTGTGTCTTGGTTGTCAGGCGACTCTTGGAAATAAAATAATAGGTGTGTCATCACCTATCCAAGCTCCTAATATATTATAATCTATCCATTCTATTGATTCTTCTTCTGACATACCTTCTTTTTCAAAAATTTTTATTAATTTATTGTAATCATAAACTAATACAGGTTCTTGGCTACATCTAACACCTTCACCAATAATAGCCTCATCACAATTATCCCATTTTTTCATTTTATCTTTTACAATCCTCATAAACAGATTGATATTTACTAACAAGTTCTGGCTTTCTTAAATGTATCTCTCGTATGCCATGAATAACACTTGTATGGTCTTTGTCATACTTATCGCCAATCTCAACTAAACTTAATATTGAGTTTGTTTTTAGTAAATTAAATATTAACCATCTTGCTATAGACAGCTCTTTTACCCTTCTGCGTGATATTAAATCAATGTATGATATTTGGAAATCATCACATATATGCTCTATTGTTTTATCTAAACATTTTTTATTTCTTAATTTTTCCATTTTCTTCTATTGCCCTATCTATGTAGAATTTAGCTTTCTCCAAATCTTGTTGAAAATTTCCTTTCTTAGTACATCTCCACACATACTTACTTGCATTACCAAGACAATAAGCAATAAAACCTTTTACTCCCAACATGGCTCGTATGGAGTCTAAAGCCTCTAACTTATCGCCTTGATAATGAGGTGGATTATTAACTAAATCTTCTTCCATTTAAAAAGGAATGTCGTCATTTGGCTCAACGCTTGATGGTGCAGCAGATTGTTGGTCTTTTTTTGCATGAGACACTACATTACCAATTTCTACTTTTAACGTAGCATTAGCATCACCATCTTTTTTAACGTAAGAATTTATACCTGAGATTTTACCAAATACAGTTACTGGCATACCTTTACTTAACCAAGATAAACTTTCACCATACTTACCCCAAACAGCACAATCATTATAAATAACTGTTTCTTTGTTAATGTTTGAAGCAACTGTAAAATTTAATACAGATGTTTCGCCAACATTTTTTAGTTCTGGATCGTTAGCAATATTACCAGTAATATTATATGAGTTCATATTTTTCTCCTATGGTTAATTAAACTCTATCTTCAAGAGCAGTCTTTCTGCTCGCAAAAATTCCTCTTACATAATCAGTATGATTTGACTCTTTTATTTTAGTAGAATTATCAATAGCCCAATTATTTAATTCTTCTGTTGATGTAATATTGTTAATAGCTATTTCAAAACCTTCTTTTTCTAATTTATCTGCATGGCTATCTTCATCAACATAATCATCTTTTGGTAGTTCTTGTTTTGTTTCATGTGAAACATTATCAGGTGGTAAATCCTCACCCTTGTATATAAACAAGCCATAACCAAACATACCTAAACATTTAACAAGACCTCTTTGAAAAGCAGTATTAATTTGAAAAGCATTAGGTTGTGCAACAGGTTTGTTTTTATAATCTAAAATAGGAAATTCCTCTGTAAGAGTTCTATCTTCTATTGTAATAGAAACTGATACAAAGCCCTGTATGTCACTTAATTTCTTAGTAAATGTAACATTTGGATAAGCCCTACTTACATGATCCCATGCAGTAGCCCACGATATATAATTAAACTGACCTTTTTTATCTATATCTTTCTTGTTAATCTTAATGGTGCTTAATGTTTCAAACACAGTTTTTTTAGTCATCTTT